GTGAGGTTTTAATCTCATTTTGAATACACGGGAAGGGGAAACGCACGCGCGGGGCGCATGAGTGGGGGATGTGAGCTAAGTGAGCTTGAATATTTCATAGTCAAGCTGCCCCTGGAACCACAAGTGGTCTAGCTCCTTCCAGGTGAGAACAATTGGCTCAGCGGGTAGGCGAGCCAACTGCGCGTTGATGGTGGTGAGGAGTTTCTGGTATACGATCGGTCCATGCCCATGTGCCTCCAGAAGAGCAGCATGCGCATTAATGCGAGTGGATGGTATTGGGCGAGGGGACTTCCACATCCACTGTGCAATGTCGGTCACAGAATCCCAGGCGAGAGGGGCAAGCCAAAGGCCTGTTCTCTCAGGGTGGGGGATGAAGCCTCTCTTGAGGAATGTTGCTTTGCGGATATCGATGCAGGCAGCGACCTCGGATGTTTTGTCTGCTGCAGTTGTGGTTAAACCGTACCCCGCGAAGAACTCTTGAATTGTGATGGTGTTGAAAGTACCAATGTAGTCATCGCTGACCGACATGATAAGATCATCACCGTACACAAAGAGGGCCACGTGGGAGCGGAATTTCTCCCACTTTGCAACCATGTCCGGGTGGAGCTCGGACCAAGCGACCATGACGTATAGGATGTTAACAATCGAGTTGATGACGGTGGTGAAGCTTGCACCAGAAGGAGAACCACAAGTCTGTTGGTAGACTGTGGCGCCAGCGGCGTGAACGCTAGCAGTACACTCTTTGATGAGCATATCAATCTCGGTGCGGTCAACGCCATCAACATTGGCCTCAGTCCACTCTGCAATAATCCAAGCAGCAGCCTCCGCGACAACAGCATTGAAGCCAGGCCCGAAGTTGGAATAGTCGAGAGTCACGATGTTCTTGTGGCTTATTGCACAAAGGTCAATAGCGATGCGAGACCACTCAGGACCCTTAGCGTTGAGTCCGAGCGCGCAATAGTTGTCGAAGCGCGATTTCATGAACGCTGCGCAGAAATGCAAAAGGTTTTGGCGCATGGCAATGGTGTAATCCAGAGGGCTAGCGCAAATGATCCTCGTGCCTCCGAGTTTTGAGTTTTTCTCTGGAGTTCTGCGTTCGTCTTTGAGCGTGTCAACAAAGATGGTGACGGGCTGAATGCCGGATTGTCTTAATTCCTCCTTGCGCTTTATCTCTGCGAGAAGCTTGGGATGCGGGTCCGCGTCAACGACACGCAGCTGGTCGTC